GCATCTTTCGCAATCTTAATTCCGCTATTAGCAGATGTATTATTCAGACCTTTAGGATTGTATATAAAGTATTCTTCTGACTTACCAAAGTCATACTTCATAAATTGATCTGCTGTCTTTGGTTTATTGATCTGCCTTACTTTCTTAATCTTATGTGGATCAACATATCTAACTTCCTTAATTCCTTCTGTAGGTCTATCAAGGTCAATTACTTTATGATAATATAAACGCCCATCGATATACCATCTACGGAATATCTCATGGGCTTTGCTATCAAATCCAAATAAGTTTTTAATATATTCAAACTCATCACGTATCATAGTCTTAACTGCGTCACTAACCTCAAGCATGTCAAGGTTAATTTGTACAGGACTATCATTCAAGTCTGCAACTATTGCTTCATGGATAATATCTTCGATGGCTGAATCCACTTCTGGATGCATCGCCATCTCTCGATACTTCTTAACCATATCAAATTCGGTCTTGAAGTTACCGTCTAGGTCAAGGTATTGACCATAGTAACCTCCTGCAATATAACTGGTTGCGCCGTCCTCGCTTGAAGGTTGGATAGGAGAGGGAGCTCTCTCCTTGTCCTGCTTCTTCTTAAACGAGAAACCGAATAACTCTGCCATAATATTTGTGGTTCCTTACCTACTATTTAGTTAGCCACCAGCAGAGGTACTTACCAAGTTATTACCAATTTCTTTGGTAACATGGTATTGATAAGCAAACTCAACATCAAACTCTTCGTAAGAATCATTGTTGTCATAAGCAAGTGATACTTGAGAAACACTTACTGGGAATGCAGCAATCAATTCATATCTACGAATAACTTGTAAGTTGGACTTGTCACCCTTAAACTTATCTAGTTGGTCAATAGTAATATTAGTGAATATATCTGCAACATTAGATTCTGCAGTGTTAGCATCCACTCCATTGGTTACCTCGATCCACTTTTCATATGCAGAACGTAACTCAAATGCATCATCCTGATAGAATGTTGCTGTCCAAGTTTCATAAGTTCTATCTCCAGGAACTTTAATTACACGTCCACGGAAAGGCAATTCAACTGTACCTACATTAGTTGCTGGCAATGCAGCAGACTTACACATGTAAGTAACAGCATCTTCCGTCTCACTTATTTCTGGAGGTGCAACATTAGGAATGTTCCAAGGATGTGTTACTGAGAAGAGGTTAGGTCTTACACCACCTCTTATTGCTTTTTGGAACGTAAGAATTCCAAGTGCTTTGGCTGATGATTGTGCCATTGTTAGAGTGCTCCTTTAATTATCTGCGGGGAATAACTTCCTCAAACGATACGCCTGTGCGTGTCGCTACGAAAGTAAGTGTGATAAAGTTAATCGAGCGTGCTGGCTTGATGTAGAAATCAGCCTTAAACTCGTTAGCGTCAATGACGGCTCCAGTGTTATTGGACTCATCACAAACTACCAAGAAGTCAGTAATACCTCTTTCGGCTTGAATGCCTCTAAGATATGGTTCGACAACATTCTTGAAGTTGTTACGAGTGAACTCGTCATTAAGTTCAAAAAGAACCCCCTTCGCAGCATTGCCAATTGTCTTTTCTATCACGTTGAATAGACGACGGACATTGATACGATCAAATGCAGATGGTGAAGCGAGAGCAGTTTTGTCTCCGAAAAGTAGAATGCCCTGACCAGGAAGAGAAGTAACTGGGTTAATTCTATTCTGGTAGAGTTTATCTCTTTCAGATTTTGTTGGTGAATATGCTAGTTTAACAGCATTTCTAATTGCACCACGGTTCAAACCAGCAGGTGAGAACCAAGGTAAACCGTTAGCAGTAGTAGCGGCACATAATCCTGCAACGTCTCCGCAGACAGGAATGTAACGGTACTTATCAGCAAAGCGGTCATAAACATACTTCCAAGTGTTATCAAATACACCGAAGGAAGTAGATGCTAATGTAGAGTAGAAGTCAACTACATTATTTGTCTGTGTAGCAGAACTTGTTACTCCAACAACGTCTCCTCTATAAGGAGAAACAAAAGCAACACAGTCTTTACGACCTGCAGCAATTGTTAAGACGCTGGATGCAATACTTTGAGTGTTAGTCTTACTGCTAGTATCTCCTGGACCTGCAATAAGATAGTCGATCTGAACTGTTTCAGTGTCTGCAAACTCTTGAAGTCCTATGAGGATCTCTCCAGAAGTTGCACCTAAACTTTCAGCACCTTTCTGGAAGGTGTATGAAGTAGGAGCACCGAACAAGTCAAATGCAGTTGTGCTATCTGAACCAGCATTACTTGTACCAGCGATGTTACCACCAGTAGCTGCTTGGTTAGCACTTAGATCATATACTGCAGTTTCGTGAGAACCCCAGTAGATATATGCTGATTTCTCAAGCACTACTTGTGGGTAATAGTTAACTGCACCTTGTGAAGTCTTACCGTTGTTTGCTTTAGAAACATAAGTGAACTTCTCAAGAAGAGTATTAGGAGCACCACTGATTGCACCAGTTGCATCCCATACTGCAATGTGGAATTCATCATTAGAACCACCACGAGCAGCAACATAAGGAGAAGTGCCTGGGCGTGGAGCAATTGAATTCCAACTTAAACCTGTGAAGACAGTTTGATCATCATACCAACTACCAACTGTAGTAACGTTAAGGTCGGTAACACCGTTCTCAACAATGTCAGCAGTTGTCCATGTATCAGAAGTAAGAATGGAAACTTTATTTCCAGAACCATCCCATTCGTAGATGTAACCAGACTTGGTTCCAGCAGTATTCGCAATTGCAGTTCCGACGGTAGTAGTGGCTAGAGCACCGTCAAGAGTTAAAGTAACGTCTGCACCTTTATCAATAACTGCTACACGAATAGCATTTGCTTCTGCACCTACATCTCTTGCAGCCCACTTGAATGGGTTAGCAGCAGCACCAAAATATGTTGCTTCGTAGATATCCTTTGTTGCTATTGATAGTGTGTAAGGTGAAGTTACTGCATCGTCTGACGCACTTAACTGTCCACTTGTCGCACATCTAACTACGTCAAGTACACCACCGTATGATAAGAAACTAGCGGCTGTCCACCAAGTCTCAGCGTTTGCATCGGTGGGTTCACCGAATTGTTCGATTAGTTGAGATTCGTTTGATATGCGTACTGGTGTCAATACTGGTCCTTTCTGAAAAGCACCTGCGATTGCACCAACGTTAACTTCAACCGTCTCAATCGACCCGATAGTCAGATCCCTTTCCTGGATCTCAACTCCTGGTGATAAGAGCGTGCTAGCCATGCGTTTACTCCTGATGATAAATCAATTTTTGTCTAATATTATTTAGAAAAAGGCCCTTCTTCAGCGATACTCCCACATAAAATTCCTATCGCCATACTCATCTACCTTCCAATTATCTGGATCCTTATCATTCATATCGATGGTCCAAATGTTTCCTTCACTGTCTACTACCTGTTCATCTTCCAATCCATCCTGAATAAAACCAAATGGTGCCATGTCTTGCTCTATCTGGTTCTTTTGTTCTTCATATATTCTCTTACGGATATCCTGATCCGTCATTTCTTTAAAGTATTCCTGCTGTACCAACCATGCAAAGATAACTAAACACATCACTAAGTCATCATGGTGACCCTCATCTGCTTCAAATGATTGTTTATTCTGTATGAAGGTAGTGAGCTCAGCAACAATGTTGTAATCCTTAACAAGTAACTTATCATCTTCTATAAGAGTCTTTAAGTTAGAACATCCTTGTGCTTTAACTGTCTTAGACATCTTAACTCCCATCTGAGTTTTATTGCCTGAGAATCCAGTACCAACTACTTGACCTGCTCTACCACGCATTGCACACATTAAAACATTATCATATTCAATATCATAATGAAGCATAGATGCAACTGCTTCTCCAATATCATTAACTTCTATCAGAACATATGCTTTATTATAATTTGTAGCAACGTTGTAGATAACGTTGGGGAATAACATTGGTCGGATATCATGGTTTCTATATTTTGCTACTAAAGCCCACGGAGCCTTAGATATATCAATGACCACAAACGCACTATAGTCCTGAGCCAGACCACGAGATACGTCAACACAAATAATATAATCATGACCATCAATAGGACTTTCATAAACATCTAACCCTTGACTTGATTGTACAGGTTCATCATATATTAAATTTCTAAGTTTAGATGCAGCAATTAAAGTATCAACAGATCCCAAGAACTCACAGTCGAACTCTTGAGTGAACTGTCTTTCAGATGTATTGGCAATAGTAGTTTCTTTCCACTTGGCATCTCTGCCAGGCACTTTACTCCAATGAACTTCCGTCCATACATATCCATTTCTATTCTTCTGAGCATCAGTCCACAACTTATAGAAGTGGTTCATACCATATGGAGTTGATATAATTATTACTTTCGTTTTTGTACCAGAAGTAATAGTAGGGTAAACAGAACTAAAGAATGCTTCTGCGATATGATTTGGGACAAAGGCGAACTCGTCGAGGAAAATGATATTGAACGACATGCCTCGGACAGCACTTGCAGATGTAGAAGCTGCCAATATCTTTGATCCATTTTCCAACTCCATTGAACCTTTGTTGTATACAATTATCCCTTGCTGTAACCACATAGGTAATTGTTCATATGCTAGTTGAAGTCTACCAAGTAGATCTCTAGCAGTAGATAACTTGTTTGCAAGTATACCTACATTAACATTATCATTAAACAAAACATAATGCAAAAGGTAAGACACACACGTAGTGGACTTACCAGTCTGTCGAGGTAGCTTCGCTATATTGAATCTGTTCTCATGGAATTTTGTAATCAATTCCTCTTGAAAATCCCACATCTTAAATGGAACTATACCCTCATCAAGTGAGATGATCTTGATATAGTTCTTAGCAAAATATACAGGATCATCCTTACATATGATGTACTCCTGTATTTGCTCTGGGGTAAAATCAATCTGTGTCCCAACCTTTTTCAGATTGGGATTACCTAAGTAAAAATCTCCAGAATTCGTTGCCATACTAATGCGTTACTAAGTATTCCTCAGCCTCTTCTTTACTACTAAACCAATGAATATGACGGTTTAATTGTAAAGTATACTTATGTTCAATTTGGTCATACCCTATCACACCCTCATAATCAATCCAATCTGGATCAAGACGGTCTTCGGAAATTGTGGTCATGACTGAATTCCTCCTTTCTTAGTTCGTATTCTAGCATGGATCTCAAGATTCTGGCACGGCCAGTATCTCGAAATGCTTCTAGAACTTGAAGTTCAGATTTTAATTCAGTTGCTCTTGACATCACTTTTTTCCTTTATTATGTTGTGCCCACGCAAATGCGTATGCTTTGTCCTTGCCTACTTTTTTCTTTAAAGCTTTAACTTGTTTCTCTCTTCCTGGAGGTGCTTCTTCTCCATATACCCCACCAACTGCAGGTGGTAAAGATTGTTTTGAACTACTAGCTTCCCAATGACCATCTGAAGGATTTGGTTTCAGAGGTTTCTTGGATTGAGTTTTCTTCTTCCAGCTAGATGACTTCTTAGTTTTTGCTGCTAAACCTGTACCACTCTCACCAGTAATTGCTGCTAGACCTTCAGTTGTTAATATAACTGGTCCTTCAGTGGGATCTGATTCATGATACTTGATAACCCTACTACCAGGATAGACACTATCCGCTATCCTCTGTGCTTGAGGTCTCTGAAGTTTTGATAACTTAGATCTAAACACAGTGATATCATATTCTCTACCACGCCAAACGGTAGTGAGAACATAGTACCTTCCATACATTGTAGGGATCCTTGTTGTCATTATGCAGATACAGCGTTGCAGTCTTTATCATGACGTTGATACGCAGCAGGAGTCCTAGTAGTGTTATTAGTATTCCTTGCCTGATATGTACCAGGTGTCCTAGTGGTATTGTCGTAATTACGAGCTTGGTAATCTGCGTTCCAATTCTTAAAGGTCTTGGTAGACCATCCTTCATTACCACTGAACCAATTGACAGTTGTACTGCCTGGTTGTGGACTTACGGGATCACAGTTTTCGTCGTTTCTTTGGTATGCCATGTGACTATTTATCCTTTTTCTTAGATGCCTCTTTCAGCATTTTTTGGAGGTCAGCAGTACTACCAACAAACAATGAGTTGTTGTTAACTACCTTCTTAGCACTCTCTTCTTTGACATTTTTCTTGTCCTTCTGTAGTGCCATTAACTTGTCGGCTACGTCTCCGACATGTTTGATGAGTTGTCCAGCAACTTCGTATGCTCTAGGGTGATCAGAAGACATAGCCAAATCAAGAGCACCGTTGACAGCTTCTTGTCCCTTATCCACCAATAGGTAAAGGTTTCCTCGTGCGTATTCATAATCATCCTGTACTTCATCCTTACCCTCAACCTTCTTGGGTTGAGATTTCTTAACCTCAGGTGGGCTAATTTCAGTTGCGACTGCTTCCACAGTCTCAAAGGCTTGGTCTAAACCAGTTGTGTCATTATTCATAGATACTTGTCATCTCACTAAATCCAAAGTCATCACCACCAGTTAGTAGTGCATCATCAACTGCATCAATCAGATCTACCTTAGTACCAGCAGCTGCGGCAGCAGCAGTGGTTCCATTCTGTGCTCTACGTACAGATAGTTTATTTGGTGAGGTCTTACTCTTGACATAGAATACTTCATTACCAATCTCAATGTAAGATTGAGTAGGAATGTTGCTATAGTCAACAACCTCAACAGTTAAGTTCCTTGCAGTGATAGCACCAGCAAGTTCTGTAGTACCATCCTGATTCTTGTCTGTAAGTGCCTTCGGTGTAACCTGATAAGCAACCTGTCTGGTAGCTGTAGTGGAAGGCATAGTAGTATAGATATCTGCCTTTGCCTTCTTGATAGGACCAGCAGTTCCAACAGGACCAAAGATGTAAGACTTCACAGTAAAGTTCATTGTAATTAAGGTAATTTTCTTATCATCGAAAGAACCTTCATAGTCATCACTATAATTAATACCATTCAAAATGATAGGCACATCCCTATACTCACTCATACCATCAACTAACTTGATAGTCATATTATATGAAGGTTGGAAGATAGGAACTATCTGTTCTGTAATTTCCAATGCCTCATCATTAGTCTTAGATATAATATTCAATTCAAAATCAAGATTATAAGGAACAGGAGTGAACTGTTTCTTTACAGCATCATTAGTATCTGCCTTGAGTGTTAGAGTAGTTGGTGCAAGCTTTCTAGAACTATCATAAGAGATACCTGTCATTTCAAATGACAAACGAGGAACAGTAATAGCAACCTTCTGGTTAAGATCTGCCTGTTGTTCTAGTCTTGCTAAAAATTTCTGTCGAGGACCATATGCCAAAGGCACTTTCATCCTACTGTATATTGTACCGTCTTTATTTTCCTTACGGCATTCTATATTATTGAATAGTGTACCAAATCCTATGACGCACTTTCTAATAATTTTATTATATGTGTATGTTCCAAGCATTACAAGTTACCTGCTAATCCGAATGGGTTTGTCTCACTGAAGTCTAATATATCATCACCAGCTGTTTCAAACGTAACAGCTTCGGAGTATTTAGGATCTGCAGTTGCCATTTCATCTCTACTATCTAGGACAATTGTTGCCCCAGAATTTGATCCCATGATTACTTCTCCTATAGAGAAGGTAGCAGTTGGAGACTTCAGTTTAACCCAACCTTCTTGTGCATCCCATTCTACAAGGTTTGCTGTTGCTCCTGTAGTGCCTCCAGTTACCGTCTCAGGAACTTGGAAGCTTCCAGTTAATCCAACAGGTGCTGCAGAGAATGTAGAAGTAGCAGAGGTGTATCCACTACCTGCATTAGTAATATCAACAACCTTAACACTCTTATATCCCGATCCACCATTAAGAATATTAATTGAAGTCAGTACCCCATTAGTAAAAGTTGGACTTAAACTTGCTGCTCTACCAGGATTATCAGGATCACTGATCACTAAAGATGCTCTATCTTCATCATACCCAGATCCACCATTACTTATAGTAACGGATCTAATCTCACCTTCTTTAACTGTACCTCTGATTACTGCAGTACTAGTTGGAGATCCTCCACTAATACTTATATTCACCAAGTATGCTGTAGCAGTAGCACCCGTTCCATCTCCAGCGATAGTAACTGTAGGTGCTTCATTATACTTAGATCCATTTGCACTGAGGTAAATTTGATCTATTGCTCCACTTGTAATAACTGGTGTTCCTGTAGCAGTGACACCATTTGTAGGAAGATAGAAATGCTTGACAGTATAACCATAATCGACAAGACCCTCATCACCCTCAAAGACATCACCTTGCTCGTCACTGTACTCAAATAATTCTGCCTTAAGTTTATATACGTAACCTTTACCCATCTGATAGAAAGGTTCTTCATGTTCTACAAATTTTATCTCAAAGTAATTGCTTGTTAATGGTAGGTATATTAAATCTCCTTCTTGTGGTCTCTCAGGTGCTTTGTAATCTGGGTCAAGTAAAAGGAATTGTGATATAAGATCTGAAAATCTCTGCTGAGATATAACCATAGTTATCTCATCAGTCTGTGCTACACCAAACTTTGTAAGTAAATCTCCACCACCTTGGAACCCATCAAAGTTCTCTAGGTATGCTTCTATAATATATGCATCATTAAACTCACCAATGACCTCCTCATTAAACACACCATCGGTCTGCATTATTTCCCTAGGACAATAGATGACATCCATCCCGAACATCTTAAGATATTCCTCCACCAGATTCTGCTGGAGAAACTGTTCGTTCCTAGTGCCGTGTGTAAAATAAGTAGTTCTTGCCATTAGCCAATCATGTCAAGTGGTGGTGTTTCGTAGCTACGGATCATTTCATCCTCAAGTTTCTGGACTGCTTCTTTACCTTCATTATAAATGAACTCACCATTCATTGTAATACCACCAGGTAATTGTGCTCCTTGGAATTTGATTAAATTAGATCCCCACTGTCTTTTGATTAATGCTGTTACGTATCTCTTTAACCATAGATCATTATACACAGCAGATGTACTAACTGGATCTATTGCACGATAACATTCCATAACAATAAAATCATTCTCTTTAACATCAGTCTTAAAGTCAAGATCTAAGTAAAGTCTGTCACCTCTCATCTGGAACCTTGTTTGTTTCTGTCCTTCCAGTAAGAAGTAAATATCTTCCAATCTTCTATTGACCATTTCGTAGGTCAAGATTTCTGTATTAGTTAAATCCCAAAGATCATTCAATCTCCACTGATATCTAACATCAAATAAGTTTGTGACATTCTTAGATACAAATGGGAATACCTTAATGATACTAGTGATGTGCTCAGGAACTTTAATGTAATTATTCTGTTCAAAATAATCAACTGCTAAAGCTGATGATGTTGCACCAGTAACTTGTGTAGTTTCATCAGTAGTCATGGCATCAACCATTGCCTGAGTAAACTTCACTTTCAAATGCGTTCTAATATATCCATCCATATGACGCTCATTATAAAATTGAACAGCGTCATCCACTAGATCAGATATCTGATCATCTTCAATATTAATTTCTAATACAGGAGCACCGTTCTGACGTAATGCATAATCGATAAGTCCCTGCCTGGTTGAGGGAGAAGCCATGTTAGGTAGGATTAACGTTAAATCTTATTCGTACATAATATGTAGTGTTGGCACTAAGGTTAACAGCACCTGGTAGGGTGTACGATGTTAAGTTAGTTGAGTTGCCAAGAGATTGGTGAACAATAGTAGCAAAGGTTGCTGCAGGTGCAAATTGCCAATCACTAGAGGTATGTTGATATCCAGTCTTCAATGCAATAGCATCAACATTAATTGTTGGATTGAATGCTGGTGTAATTGTTTGAATTTCTGGTTGATCAACAAAAGGAGTAGTAAAGTTTACAGCAGAAGTGTATGCACTTTCCAATCCATTGTTATCTCTAAACTTAACCTGTACTGCGTAAGCAACATCAAAGTCTAAAGTTGCAGCAGGTACAGTAAGAGATGTCTTATTACCAGTATCTCCTTGAGCAAATGAACCCGCTGTATCATATACAGTTACGTTATCACTAACTCTTCTTATTCTCCAGAATGAGGAGAAGTGAGTTGATCCAGCATACTCCTGAACGAATGGTGCAGTATTAATTACTGGTTGTCTTGAGAGAGTTTTATTAGTATCAGCATCAATAACAGGTGTCACTGAAGCAGGACCAGATACAAACTCAGATTCATTAACAGTAAGAGTTACTGCATTAGAAGTTACTGAAGTTGCAGCTGGGTTACTAAGAACACAACGGAACTGTTCTGATGGAGTTGTTGGATATGTAGTAGCAGGTGTAGTGTATGATGCAGCACTTGCTCCATTAATATTAGTGAAACTAGAACCACCATCAACAGACTTCTGCCACTGGTATGTAATTACATCACTAGTAATTGTAGCAACAATACTAAAGGTAGCTGTGTTACCCTCAATAACAGCTTGTGCTTGAGGTTGTGTTGATATATTAATAACACGCAGAACAGTTAGTAATGCATAGTTAGAAGTAATAGTTGCAGCAGCACCAACAAGAGATGCTACACAACGATAACGATCGTTACCATCATTAGCAAATACTAATGTTGGAGTTGTATAAGAAGAAGAGGTTGCTCCTCCCACACTCGCATAGTTTGAACCACCATCATCAGATCTTTCCCACTGATAAGTTGCACTTCCACTACTTGTAGATGTGGTTATAGCAAAGGTTCCAGTACCACCTTCATTAGCAGTCTGGTTAGATGGTTGTGCTGTGATTGAGAATGTTCTTTCAACAGTTAGAGTTGCAGCATTTGTATATGCAGAAGCAGCAGCTCCAGTAGCATCTAATTTGCAACGATATTGATCTTGATTGTCCGCAGCATATGTTGTTGCAGCAGTTGTATATGATGCACTAGTTGCTCCTGCAACTGTACTCCAGTTAGAACCAGCATCATCTGAACGCTCCCATTGATATGTCACTGAAGGTTCGTGATGAGACTGAGCTTCAAGACCTCCTCCTCCACCACCAGCAGGAGTATCAAATTGATCTACCTCGAATGATGATGATGCAGCATTGCCACCGAAAGGTGTCATAGTAACATCACCTAAGCAAGTAAACGTTGCAGTAGCAGTTTCATCTACTGTAGCAGCAACTGGGTGAGTTGATACTACAACTGTTACTGTCTCTACCTGCAAAGTAGCAGCATTAGATGGTATAGTTGTTGCACCTGTACATGAAAGCAAACAGCGATATTGATATGCATCGTATGCTGTAGTTAATGTAGGTGTAGTATAAGTTGCGGTAGTACCACCAGATCCTTCAGATACATCAGACCATGAAGAACCACCTGTGATAGATACCTGCCACTGGAATGTGATATCTCCAGCATCATTATCAGATGTAGTACCAGCAACACCAAAACTTTCTGTACCACCAACAGCACCTGTAGTACTTGTTGGTTGTGAAGTAACACTAATTGTTCTCTGTACTAAGTTTCTAGCAACATTAGTTGTTACATTGGTTGCACCAGGACAGGATAGTAAACATCTGTAGTAGTCTCCATAACTAGCATCGTATGTTGTAGCACCAGTATTGTGAGTTGTATTAGTCTCACCAGGAAGATTACTATAATTTACACCATCTCCATTCTCAGATTTTGCCCACTGGTAAGAAACAGATGCACCATCTAGAGTGGTACCACCAGTAGTAAAGGTCGCAGCAGCAGGTGCAACTGGTTGTTGATCTGTTGGTTGCGTGTTAATAGTTATAGTACGATATACAGTTAACGTAGCAGCATTAGTATAAGAAGGTACCACTGCAGTAGCAGTATCCATCTTACAACGGAACTGATAACTATTCAGTGCAAAATTATCATCAACGGTTATCGTATTTGTAGTTACTCCAGAGTAATTGCTATCATTAACTGCATCAGACCAACCAACTCCACCATTACTAGAGTACTGCCACTGATACGTGATGGTAGATCCATCAGAACTAATACCTGAGACAGGACCGAAAGTAGCATTTGTTCCAGCACCTGCTTCAACAGAAGTACTACTTGGTTGCTGAGTTACTGTAACAATAACACCAGTTCCTGTTGTTACGAAAGAATATGCACGAGCATTCTGTGTAGTATTCTCAGTTACAGTGAAATTGAATGTTGAATCTTGATAAGCAGATGTAACTGTACCAGTTAACATACCTGTAGCAGAATCCAAAGCAAGACCAGAAGCAGCAATACTATCTCCACTGAGAGTATAAGCTTCTAAAGTTGGTTCGTTTGCAAACGTTGTACCACTCAATCCTAAATCAATACTAACACTAGCAGCATTATCATAAGGACTTCCAGATAATGCTCCAGATGAAGTTTGCCATGTTACGTTGGTATCAACATAAGGGAAGAATACACCACGTTTAGTTGTGATAGTAGATCCAGAAGAAGCATAGTTGAAATCAACACCAGTGTCTAATGGATAATAAATTACATTTGTATAAGTTCCAGTACCAGCAGCTTCTTGTATATCTGTCTGGGATCTTAATGTTGTTGATGTAGCTACAACACCATCAATACTTTCATGAGTTTTTGCTTCTGGATCGATTAATGCTAAGTAGTTTCCAGTACCACCACCAGTAGTACCAGCAGTAGCATTAGTAAGAGCATATACAGTAATAGTATTATTAACAGCACTCTCTGCTTGGATAGTTAACCATCCACTTTGTGATAATCCAGCAATATCAATACCACCAACTGTCAATGCACCAGTAGATCCACTTGTTCTTAACTGGCATTTCTTACCAACATTACCAATAAAATGAGCTGAGTCTGCAGGATCAAACTTTACAATAAGTTGATTGGATGTATTAGTTGTTTCAAATGGATTGTCAATTAATCTTTTATCTTCAATACTGTTAGTAGGATATGCACCAACAGCAGCTTTTGTTATGTCTCCCGTACTTCCAGAAGTTCTAACTAAAGTTTTTGCAAGACCACATATATTATTTGTAGTTAAAGAATACCCATTAGCTCCTGCCCATGCTGCCATGATACCAGTTACTATAGGAGCAGAGAATGATGTACCATTAATAGTACTATAGTTACCAGTACTTGTATATGGTGTATTGGCAGTCCAATCATATGCAGGGGTAAGAATTTTAGCACCTGGAGCAACTGTAGTTACACCAGCACCATAGTTAGAGAAGTCTGCCCATCTATCATTATACTCTGTAGCACCAACTGCGATCTTATTTTGATTAGTATCTACGTTGTTAATACCACCAACTGCATTATCATCATATCCAGCAGTTCTTGTACCAGCAATACACTTACCTTGAATAGGTCCAGCGAATGCATCACTAGCATTCTTAAATCCGTTACCAGCAGATCTTACAACAATAATCTTATTTGCAGTAGCAATTGTACCTTCAATGTCATCTAACATTTCTTCGTCAGTTCCACTGTCATCTCCACTATCATTCAGTTCAACATAAGGATATGTTTCACTTGGTATGGTGGGACCAAAAGAACAATTAAGAATAGCAGGTCTGGTATTACCTTTATAATTGGCATGACCAGAATCATTGTGATCAATGACTGCCTGATATGCAGCTAATATATTAGTATAAGATCCTGACAGTCCAGAGTTGAATGCTTTCAATGCATAGATCTTTGCATCTCTAGCAATACCTGCAGTCCTACCAGCAGATAATACAGCACAGTAAGTACCGTGTCCGTTATCATCTTCATTGGTACCGAAGGATGAAGTAAATCCACCTACCTCATATACCCTGTAGTTCTGTTGCTCTGAAGTACCGTTTAGATCAGATACAAAGTCTGGGTCATATAGTTCTGGATGTAGAGCAGCGTTGTTACCACTTGGTCTACTTGCTCCACGGACACCTGTATCAATTACATAGATGTCAACACCATCACCTGATTGATTATAACTGAAGGTTCCGTTTAAATATTGCCTGTCTTGCTTTGTTATTCTGTCTAAGTGCCAGTAGTCATGTATATTAATCGTACCAAATCTTGATGGACTAGCTGTTGAGTACCTACCCATATTAGGATGTGCACCACAATAATAGTATAAGACAGATGGTGTGGACGCACCAACAACTATCTGAGTTGTACCATTCGTACCTGGTGTACCAGAAATAGTTACACCACTTGTAAATTCTGCTCCACCTGTAGTATTAGGACCATCAGGAGTGGCAGAGAATTTTAAAGGATGTCCAGTGTTTGATGAATCTGATTGATCAAACGTATATGTAGCACCTTGAAGGAAACCAGTTTGATTTGTATATAACGAATAAGTTCCACCCTGACTAGAAGAGAATACGTATAAATTATTACCACTAAAGTTCTGTACCTTTACATAGATGGTACCTGAACCACTTCCAGTTAAGTTTCTAGTATTAGCTGTTGCTGCACCTTCACCAACAGTGTTTAGTGATGTTGATCCACTAGTAGAAATTTCTAAACTGTTCCCCTCTACTACAGGATCGCAAGAATATTTCTCCTCATCCCAATTTGCTCTCTTAACAACGTTCAGAGCTCTAAGTTGGTCAAGAAGATTATCTTGATACCTCTGAGGGCAATCAAAAGTAATGATCTGAAAACTTCTATAAGAATCTACGTAGGTAAGATATCCATATAGTCTTAAGATAGCAGCTGATGCTGAATCCAAGCTATATTTGTCATTTACCCTAACGACTACCCGCTTCATTCTGTATCCAATAGTCCTTCAGATATATTTATGTCTTATTTGTTTCTGCTATTTTAAGATACTTCTGTACATCCATACTGGCAGCAGGAATCATTCTCTCAACTGGTTTACTGAATTTTAAATCATGCTTCTGATCAAATTCAAATTTCATTCGAGTATGTGCCCTACCTCTCTCTACAATGATATGGTAATACTTCCCATAAACATTCTCAGTGAACCCAATGGAAATGATTGGCCGTTCATCATAAAGATCACCTACCTTGTAGGGGCAGGTGTCTAATGTTCCATCAAATTCTGTTTTAATAAGGCGAGCATCGATATGCTCTTGTTGTCTAGCTAGACTTGACTTCATCACCATCTTCTTCAGGCTCCTTAAGTGTCATGTTAAGTGCTTCAATTGCACCTTCTAATCTCAACACCTGTTCGTTACGGGATTTGAGTTGCTTCTCAAGTTCAACAACTGTTGCTTTCTGCTCTTTCAATTGATCGGTGAACTCTTGCACCATTTTTTCAGCGTCCATGTTTTAGAATGATAAGTGTACTATTTATCCTATTACGGATAATGTTTTTCTAGGGTTATCCCTAAATGATCCTTCCTCAATGTATATGTTATGGAAGAGACCTCCTTCATATAAATTAAGTCTATTAAATTTAGCTTCTGATATGTGATAGCATTCATATCTCTCACTGTCCTTACCAGGATTAAACTCAGTTAAAGAAAGGTCAGGACTTAGGGATCCATATCTTTCTTTTCTATACAGACATTTACCATCAGCATATTCTTCACCAGTTTCTTTTAATCGGTAGAACCCTGTTCCAGTTTCTCCATCAATTTCCTCTGGAGTATTTAAAAATATATTACCAGCTATAGTCAAATGATCTGTGTGTGGAGTATTTGATTGTGCATATACTTTTTGATTACCATCAATAGTCTGCCAAGAGATATTGAGATAGGGTGGTCTATATCCAAAGAACTGATACATGTGATGCCTTAACCATTCATCAATATCCCCAAAGTGATATGTCATATAAGTCTGACTTCCTGGATAAAATCCCTTGGGCATCTTACCTTCGTATATTGTTTTCTGTACAGGAATAGATTCTAAGAAAGCTTTAAGTTCATTTGGATACTTTAAAAAGTTATCTATAGTAACAACCTTACTTTTAAGACTGCCAATATATTGTTCTTCTACTGTGTAATTATCATTGATCTCAAATAATAATGAATTCAACTCAATCATTTCTTACCCCATATCTGTAATGTTACTCTATACTGTGGACACTCAGGAGAAATAGTAGTAACAAAATGAACTTCCTGATCATCATTAAGAACTAATGTATTCCTCAATGGTGTTATAGCTCTCATCGTTTCTTCATCCTTTGGTTGCCAACAGAACAATCCACCATAATTATAATGCCATTCTTCATTTAAGTAAAGAGTAGCACCCCATTCATAGTCTTTATCAGTGTGTCCCGATATCCCAGAACCTCTTTGCCACAAATGATAATTTATAGCAATGTCATTACACTCTGGTACTAGGGGTTTGATCTCAGGAATAATTAAATCTCTTAACTCTTGGGTTGTTTCCTGTATTAAACAAGAACCAACAACACCTATCCTCAACCCTGGGTTCCATTGTATCTCACTAGAAGACCACTTAAAAGATCCCATATTGTCATGAATATATTTCTGAACTGTACTGAGAGTACTATCAGAAAGTACTTCTTTAAGAATTTTCATTGATCAAAAGCATGTTGGCAGTATTGACCATCTGCATTTACATAATGTAAAAATAACTGATGGTAGTATTGATTGGGTTCACAGTGTAATGGTTCCCTCCAATGTTTAATTTTTGTTCCATTATAAAGAACAGCATCTCCAGGTACAGAACTATATTGTTCTATTCCACTTCTATGCTCAAAATAAATGGGCCAAGGTTTGTCAATATCACTTGATATATGTAAACTGACACTCCATTCACAAGCAGGTCTATCGACATGTGGAGATAATTCCTGACCATTAGTATAAATCCTTTCAAAATAATATGTTGGATATAATCTAACTTTATATTCTTTCTCTAAATGTTGTTTTACTATTCTATGAAGAACCTCATAACTTGGGTGATTGTATACTGATATTGATCCAGGAACTTGTTCGGGTTCAGTGGTATCTGATATGCTCCAATTACCTCTAGTCTTCTTCCATTTAATTTCAATACCCTTGGGAACAATCTTATACTGATCGTAGTGTTCTTTACCCAAATGTGCGAATGGAGAAATATCTACAAGGTCATGTAGGAATACTGATTCTATTTCCATCTTGGCCCCATCACCCATCCAACGAGTGATCTCCTCTCTCCAGAAGTAACCTTCCTAACTCTATGTCTTAATCTTGAATCGAAAATAATTATACTTCCCTTTGTCTTCGGTCCAATATACATTTGATTTTCTTCATCCATCATTTGAAGATCACCACCAGTATACTCATCATAATTACTTAACTGTAATGAAAAAGATAACTTACGTGCTTCCTCTTCACCATCATGAACAGTATCAGTATGCCATCCATAAAATTTATTCTGTTTATATAATGAGTATTGTATAACACTATTCTGATATCCAGGATAGATATCATATTTAAAATTCTCTCTATTCGCAAGATTTATATAATGACTACAGAATGAATTAATCCAATGTGAATCTGGTATCCAATAATTATCACTATCTCTTATATGGGATGTTGCATCCCCAAGTGTTTTGGCACTTTCTAATCTTCCTTCATTTCCTTCTAGAACATTTCTAATCTCATCACAGAACCTTTCTGGCAACTGTGTATCATACCAAAGATACCTATACATACGAGAACCAACCAGTCATAATATATTTCACCGAAGATGGACTTACTTGTGACCGATGGAAATGTGTCCAATAAGGTGGCCATATAACCATCTTACCAGATTCTGCGTTGCATGTAAAGTCCTGATACTGAAAGTCTGTACCTCCCTTATCAGTTATCGTATTCAAATAAAGCATCCATACTAGAACACGTTTGCTAGATATTTTGCAGGGAGATTCACAATGCCATTTTTTATATCCCTCTCCAGGTAAAAACCTTTGGAAGTTAATTCCTGGTGGTTCAAGACCCCATCTAGATAAGTCGTCTAATCCAGAATCAATAGTATATTCCTTTTTATACTTTTCAATATTCTTGTTAAGAGCAATAAGAACTGGAGTAATAGCATCACCCCACTGCTCATCACCAAGCATTCTATTAGTAACTGTTATCTCAGTATCCTTTTTAATGTCTTCATCATATCCTATGGTAGTTACACCTGGAGCATGAAGATCACTACTTATTTCAAACTGCTGTATTAATCTTAAACAATCTTGACTTGATATTGATTTTGGATATTCTTCTATAAAATTAGAGTTCATCTGAATTTGGTGGCTCACAATTAGCGCATGTCTGCGATATCCATTCTTTATTTGTTTCGTCCCACAACCATTGTAGAACTAAAACGCCAGTTTCAGGATCAAATTCCTCTTGTGGTTTTGGTACAGGAGGCTCCCAATACATAGTTTCTTCATTAAGAATCCAAGATTTATATAACGACCTTGGATAGAAAACACCTTTCTCTACAGAGTAATGATTTCCCTTTGAAGGTTTACGAGTACGCTTATTAGCAGGGATCCATCTGGCTTCACCAGTTGGCAATTGCCCCATAGCTAGTTGTAGTTCTTGGAATTTTTCAAGACTACTACAGCATATCACATTTTCAACCATATGTGTCTCATTATTAACCAATGCAAAGTATTCAAAACCATCATCCATAGATGGTCCGTTATCTGGATAATTCATAATTTACCTAACCCATGTTGTGTATCCGCGGCTGTCTCCGTTATTGTTGTTGGATGCATACCAACCTTCATAATTACCTTCAGAAGATCCATGACCCCAATAGCAACCAGTTGAAGGGTCACCACTGTTTCCATTTACACCAACAGCACCGACTGAAGTTTGGTTGCTGTTAGCATTAAATCCACCTTGAGTATAGTCTTGTTTAATACCATCAAGTGAGAAATAACCAGCACTTGAACTTAGTCCACCACCACTATGTGTGACAAGAACTTGACTTCTAGGATTAACTTCAATCAATCTGTCAGCACCACTCGTGGCGAGTGTCCACTCACATTGAACCCAAGTTCCAAGATTATTTAAAGCAGAACTCCAGCTGTTACTACCACCAGCATTCTGCCAACCCCATCCTAAAGATCTTACACTCTGGAAATCAAGGTTGTTAATCATACCACCAATAATATAATCGTTGTTTGGATCAGGAGATCCAAGGGCACCAGATCTATCTAAGAAATAACTAGAACTTCTTCTACTATTACCACCTGGTATTGTACCACTACTTGCATTGTTAGATGCTACTAACATCCATCCACCAGCAGTCATCCAACAGTAAATCTCTTGAGCACTACCGCCATAAGCAGCTGGTTTGATCCAATATGTTCCATCACCTGCGCCTGGATTGGCAGCAAGAATTGCTGCAGCACTAACAGCAGGATTACCTGAAGATCCACCAATAGTAGCATCTACAGTTGATATAGGATATCTAACAATCACAACACCATTACCACCACCTCCAGCTCTTCTGTTTGGATAGCCAGCACCACCGCCGCCTCCTCCATATCCATTACCACCTGTTCCACCAACAATGGTTCCAGCAGCAATACCGCCACCACCTAATCCACCTGGCTGAACATTATTGTTTGGGTTGTTGCAGTTAGCACCTGCACCACCTCCACCATACCATTTAGAAGTACCATCAATATTAAATAGCATTCCATCTCCACCGTGTCCACCACGAGTGTTCTGGCCATCTTCTCCATCTTCTCCGCAGCCTCCACCGCCACCACCACCCCAATCGGGGGATGAGGGAGTACAGTTTCCACCTTGGTTTCCATATCCACCACTAGCAGAGGATGGTTGCAATCCTGCAGCTCTGTTACCGCCGTATGGGTGACTTCCTCCACCACCACATCCACCAGTACGACCTCTACCACTATCATTACTTCCACCTGCTCCAGCACCACCACCACCTAAGGCAGTGTATCCGAAGAAGGTAGTATCTCCACCAGTATCTCCTTTAGTATCTTGGTTATAATAACCTGCTCCACCAGATCCAATAACTACAGGATAATTTCCTTTAGGTAGAGGGATGTTAGACTTATATACAATTCCTCCAGCACCACCGCCACCATTACTGCAGTTACCATCAGAGCAACCTCCACCACCGCCTCCAGCGACGATGAGGAAGTCCATCTTTGCATTACTACTAGTATCAGTTACGTTGAAAGATCCAGAACTTTTAAACTTATGAACTCTGTAATATCCCATGTCATAAGTCTCATCACCACCTGTTGCATTAACGGTAGCGTCTGTGACCTTCATCCACTTGACACCATCCCAAATTTTTATTTGTCCTTCTGTGCTATCATATACCATATATCCAGCACTAATACCTGAACCAGGTAAATTAGATGTGGCAATGGCAGGGAGTTGAACACCACCAGTAGCATTAAGAACACCTACGTTAAGCTGTGACATTCTTTAAAATCTTGATATTATCCGCAATTCTATTTAGCTAAGACTAAAACGTATAGTCCATTCCACCACATTTTAAGATCCTCTTGGTCGTTCAATAACTCTCTTTCGTAAAGAATCTTAAGACCCATCTTCTCAACAAACGTTTTAGTCACCCTCACATTATCTTCTATATTTGCATCATCTACTACAAGAGTAAAAACATTTGCAGTGAAGTCTAACATTCTTGTGAAGAATTCTACCATCTTATGTTCAGCATTATCTCCATCATAGAAAATTATATTTACATCCTGCTTGAAGTCCTTCTTCCCTAACTGTGAAGAATCACCATTAAGAACTTGAATGTCAAAATCCAAACTATCTGTTGTTATATTAGTCTGTAAATTTTTAACAAAGGTGCTAACAGTAACGTCTTCTAATTCTAAATTAATATCTTCTCTAGCTGGTTGAAGGTTTGGTTGTGACCAATTATCATTTGCATATGCTGCTACCATATCATTGTTCTGTATAGCTGCACAGAATGTAGAACCAGCATACACACCTACCTCAAGATAGACCGCACCTTCCTGGGAACACAAGTTATTTAAGAAATGCCTTACTCTAGGTGATGATAAACCAGGTACATTATAGTAAGCATTTGGATCATTAGGATCATATGTCTTATGATTAGATATGTATTTTCCAGAATTTATAAATGCTTCCATACAAGTTTCAACTTGTGGATGTACCTCCAAATCTGCTTTCTTCATATGAGATTCTATAACTGCCTCACAGTAGTTGCAATCCCAACAATCAAACTTACATGTCTTTATCTTCTCCCTCCATATATTAATAGGAGCATCTTTCATCTTCATTTCTGACTGGTACTTCTTGTACTCAGGGAACATATATTCTTCTTCATCTGCCCACCTTTTGATGAGATCCATACTCTCTTGAAGTCTCATCATACTTTCTCTACCATGTAACTTGAATACATCAATACCCAAGCCAAGCATCTCAACCCAATCCTCTCTCCATGGTGGTAAGTTTGCTTGTTTTAAATCATACTCAGGGTGTTGTACATCCCATGTGGAACATGACACTCTACTAATAGGACTTGCAAAGTATATTGGATCCTTACCTTCCCTAGTACTATTATATTGATAATGCTCTGGCATGATAGGACAACCACCCCAACATGTCTCATTGACTAACATAGAGATCATTACTGGTTTGCCTAGGTATGCACAATAATCCTTTGCTTTTCTTATCTCAAGTAATTGATCCTGATCTCTCATAAGATCACGGTCAAGATTTATATAATGGAAACCTGCTTCTGCTAATGATACTATTTCATTTGCTTTAGTTACTTCTCTTAGAATAGTATTCTTAATAAACAGATCTGGAAATGCCTGTTGGATCTGACCACTAGATACCCATGATGTATGGGGAAGAGTTACTACTCTGGCACCTACATTATAAATGGGAGCAAAGTTCTCAATCCAATCATCTAAATTCTTTTGATCGGGTCGTACCCATATATTATTAAAGGTAGCAGATAATGGTATATTACTTTGATTGGAGATATAACATGCAGATGATATTAAAGCTTCAGGCTGCATAAAAACATCACCCATAGCATCCTGATCAAAAGGAGGGATCCTACAGGTGAAGTATAGATCTAATATGTATTCTCGATACTCTTTTAAGAATGGAAGAAATGTATTAACTACAAAGTCTTCACTCAGCTTTGGGTTGATTGGGAGACTGAAGACTTTTTTGCTCATTAGTATTACCTGTCAAATTATTAAAGAGTTCAAGATTAAGGTTATCCTCAATCCTATCAAAGGTTGGAAGTCTAGCGGCAGAACCATCTGATAATAATTTATCTAAGTATGGTTTTAGTTCATTCTGTATCTTAGCAACACCAGCATTAAGAAGACCAGCATATTGCATAGCAATATTAACTGCATATATCTGATCACCCTCTGGCATCATAGCAATAGAATCCAAATTACCAATACCTATCCTACCAGTAGCATAGATGTCAATGGCAGCTTGCTTACCCATACGAGCAATCCAATATTTCCTTTCAGTCTCCTCATTATATTCAGCAGCCTTTTCCATTTCTTCAATACTACTGAAATTATTATTAATATAATCAATGAAAGGTTGAAGTTCACTATCATACTGACGAATATTGACTTTGAATTTACCACAGTCTAATTTGTATTCAGCAATATCTAATTCAATAAATTCCCTTTCAAAGGGGTCATCTTCTACTTCTAATTTTGCTTCTAATTGTTTGATCTTTATTTCCTTTCTTCGCAAGTCATATGAAATTTTCTTTCTCTCATGATTTCTACTTTCGATCTCTACTAAGACCTGTCGAAGTTGTTTGAAATCTGTTACATTACCATTGATGACAAAATTCTTGATTTGCTCCCTTGTCATCCCATAGTGCATTGAGTTCTCTACCCAATCCTCAACTTGGTCTGACGTTATTAAATTTGACATAGTGTAGAATTAAATAGTTAGACTTTCAGGCCAGGATCAACTGCGTTGATTGTTAGTACACCACCTTCTTCATGTACCTCATCTAGTTCTTTAGCTTGATCATTAGGTACAGGTATACCCATATATTTCTGCCAGAGAACATTCAGTTCTTTAATTGTAGCACAAGATGTGAATTCTTGCTTGATCTTAAGCATCTCTGCATAAAGAACTACTACTTTTTCTTTAAATGCTGCGGAACCAGCTAATATACCAGCAGCAACATCTTCCTTTTTGGATCCTTTTGCGGCTACAATACTATCTATAACTGGTGTCTCACCGTCAAGATTGTTAGATTCCCGTACCTGTGCTTCCCACAAGAACTGTTCCAACTTAGAATCTCTTGACTTGATTGTTAAAAATTTACGATCATATTGATCTTCAATAATGAGTTTTGCCGATACCTTCATAAACTCGATAGCAGCATCAATTCTTTCTTGAGGAAGTTCTATAATGGTCTTACCATCCTTCTCTTCCAATGAATACATATCATCCTCAGATAGAGGATCTTCATCTGTAACCTTAACTACAGCACGAATTTCACCGAAGTGCTTGGTTCCCCATCTACCTAGATCCTCACTAATCTCTTCAAATGAACGAGGTAGCGTATAAAGATCTCTAGCCCATTTCTCTTCTACAGAAAATACACAGACACCATACATGTTCCAAATGATATTGGCTGTGCTAATCCAGTCAATCTCATCACATCTTCTGCCTATAAAGTACTTTAGTTTCACTGTCTCTGACATTGTTACATCCCCGTATAACCGTACATTAGAGTACCGTATTCAGAAGCAGCACCAGATGCCCTTCCACTAGTACCTAAACTATCCATTCGACTATCTCTTTGGAAACTGTGACTTGCGTAAGTAAATAGATAACCATTGTTATTCTGGTTACCATCATACTGACCACAAATAAATCCATACTCGTTTCCAGTATGCATCGTTTCCTCACCAGTTGTTATGCCATTCTTACTGACACTTGCTCTACGACCACCATTGTAAGAGTCTCTTACATGCCAATCATTACCAGTACGATAACCACCACCAGTGTTCCAGTACATGAAACCATTTCTACTTGAAAGAGTTTTGTTAGTACCATCCGTACCTGGGTTATCTGCCCAGCTGTGGAATGTTTCCGTAGCAAAATTGAAGTTCTGTCCAGAACCTTGTTTGATCCATCCTACTGTAGCACCTTGTCCACCTGCAGGGTTGTTCTGATCACCATTAGGGTGAGTTGTTGCTTGAGCACTAGATGCAGTAGATAAATTATACCTTGTTATTTGAGAACTATTACCACCATGGACATATGCAATGTTAAAGTCTTTCTTTAAACATGTACATCTGTTTCTGGAGGATGACATTGCAGTTCCAGCACCAGTATTAGTTTCTGTAACCATACTGATAGTAGATACTGAACTAGTAGTTGCGTTCCAACTATCACCTGTAGCAAATATAAAACTCTTAAATGCTGAGTTCTGTGCAGAGTCAATATAAGCACCTGACCATGTAGTCAAGTCTCCTAAGTTAGTCTGAGAGAATGTAGAATGTTGAAGTCTGTTTACGTTCTTCCAAGAACTACCTCCACGATATCCACACTGACTATATCCTCTAGTAATATCAAATCCAGCTTTATATGATGCTTGAGCAGAACCTTCTGAAGTTCCCTCATTACCTTCATCCCAATATGCATTACCAGATGTACCACCAGACCTCAAAACTCTACCGAGGTTAGAAGCATCTTGAGTGGGTAAAGTTACAAATGGTTGTCCGTTTTGTAATAGGGTTCCTGAGAAATCAATATTTCCAGTAACATCTAAAGCACCATTAAAATTAGCACCACCAGTAGGAAAACTAACTGCCCCACTCTGGTTTAAATTGGTTACTTCATCAACCTTAATTCTTGATGCCATTAGACTTCTACCTCCTCAATACTAAACCCATCGGCAAAAGTTACTCCAGCACCTTTCTTTTGTTCAATGATAACATCCATGTCATAGTCCTCATCGGGTAGTAGGTACTCATCAGCAGGTATTAATAGCTTCTCACTATTTACCTTAGTTGTACCGTTATACCATTCAAAGGTATATCGAAATGCATATACATTATTATTTTGAGGAATAGCTACTCGCTTATTCTTCACTAACTTTAACTTGGTGTAAGTTAATCTAAACTCGTCTAGTGCTTGTGCCATTATCTTACGTAATATGCTCCATAGTTAAAGTAGTCACTACCAGAACCATTCCAGAAAGGAGCATTCTGATAACCAGATCCATTTCCACCCCAGAAGTTTCCAGACCAACATGATCCATACCACCATGGTGAAGCATTATATAAGTTGGCGCAGTTGCCGCCATACTGGTCTTGGTCTCTATCGGTAGTAGTAAAGTTATAATTATTTGATATATGATATGCCCAAACACCAGGTGTGCCTCCCAACTCAACGTTAAGACTGTTTTCTCCTACCCAATCATAGTTAGCACCCCAACCTGTCCATTTCCATCTTGCCCTCTTACTGTGTGAACCAGTAGATCCTAAAGGAACACTTGATCCAGCAACATAGAAAACAACTTCTCTTTGATTATTATTTCCACTAGCAATTCCTTGCCAACCATCCAAACCCATCCAGGCAGCATACTGTTTAGGATCTCCACTACCCCATGAAGCACCACTACTTACCCAATGGTCAGAAGATGTTGCTGCTTGTGCGTAAGTTAATGCAGGAATAGAAATATTCATTACATTACTTGCCACCATAGTCCATCCACCACCATCATATGAAGTATCAAGCCATTGTTTCTTAGCAACCCCATTAATCTTAACCCAATACCAACCCGTAGCAGGGTTAGAAAGGTTAGTCATAACATCCATTGCTTTATCGAATGCTTTATCAGCAGAACTTCCATCTGGTTTTGAGTCACCAACAGGAACCCATTCAGTTCCATTATAAGCTTCAAATACAGACAATGAACTATTCCATCCGATCAACCCAGTTTCAGCAGAGGGTCTAGATGCAGTAGTCCATTCTGGTAGTTTCAAATTACCTTCAATTCTTAATTTATGACCACTAGGTATTCTTACGTTATTACTATACGTAGAGAACCCTTGCAAATCATGAACGCTTAGTGTACTCATAATTCTTTAAACAATACTCCAGGATCCACCGTTATTAATCGCAATTGTCGTACCATTATTTATAGTGATTGGACCTGCGCTCATACAGTTGTCTCCGTTATTTACTTGGATGTTCTCAGCAACAGTTGTTCTATTACGTCTGAATACTCCGTAGGTATCAATCCAAAGTTTGTCTCCACCTGCTCTTAGAACTGTGGACTTCTGACCGCTGGATAAACCTTCAGAAGCATTTAAGTTAATACCATTCAGTTGGTCAACTTGTAAACCATATGATGATTGTACTCTGTCACTACCTGAATAGAATGTCCAACAACCATTATCATTAAGAGATCCAATACCTGTGTTGGCATCATTTCTATAATAGTAATCAGAACCTGATCTGAAGTATGTATCAGCATTATTAGAGAAGTAGAATCTTGGTTGACCGCCAGCATCATTCAACCATGTGTTAACAGTTGACTGGAAATATGGAAGATTAAGTGCTGAATAACCATCAAGTAGATCAGCGTTCAAGTTAGGACATACAGTTGTAGAACTAACAGAAATTGGTGCAGTACCAGTTGCGATACTAGATTGAATTTGTCCACTATTTCTAACTGTCTTCTGGAATTGTGTTCCACCATCACCTCTGATGTAGAATGCTTCCTTAGGAGTTCCATCAGTTTCAACTCTGAAACGAATAGCAGCAGAACTATCACCAAGACCAGTCCATACCTGATCAAAGTAGAAGTCTCCAACGCTATTGTCATAACGCATTAAGAAACCTTCACTTGTGCCATCTGCTTGACCAGTAAATCTGATCTGAGGATCAGCATTATTATTAGTTCCAGATGATCCTGCAGAAATTCTAAGTTCAGTAGATGTTGCAGAACTATCACTGTAAAGGTGAAGTAGTGCAGATGGATTATTTGCCTGATTACCAATACCTACATTCTCACCTCTCCATACCATTGTGGTATTAGTACCAGTGGTTCCATAGTATAAGTAAGTATTGTTAAAACCAAAGTATTTGGTGTCGCTACCAAATCTAACATAACCTTCACTAGATTGATTCTTACCTTTAAGTGCTAATACATTAGTTCCAGATTTACCAAGAGTAATACCATTACCATCAGCAAGACTTAATGTTGAAGTACCAGTGTTAGTAAAGATACCTTGGTCACCAGTTAAATCGTTAACTGTAAGGTGTCCAGAAGCGTCTCTACGAGCGATTGTGTTAGCAGAAGCAGAAGTAGACTGAGTAAACCCATCTAAGTAGTGAGCGTCGAGCTGAGATGAACTACCATCATTACCCGCGTGCCACATAGTGTTACCATTTACAGTAACATCACCTGTGTTAATTCTTAAAGTACCATTTCCGTTGTTTGTATTACCACCAGAAATGATGAACTGTACGTCGTAATCAGGAGCCTGTCCAGAAGAACGGAAGTCTACTGTTGGAGTTGTGGAAACAGATGCCTTACCAATTTGTAATTTAGCACCTGCAGCAGCATCCCTTAAACCAATAACTGTGGAAGAACCACCAGATATAAGGTTAGAAGATGATACAGTCCACTTAGTTCCTGGGTTAGGACCAAAGACGTAAATGTTTGCGTTGGTATTGTTACCAACAAATGTTATTGTACCTGTAACTAATGTGTAAATCTCACCAGATGTATGAGTTGCTTCAGTAACACCGTTAGCGTCAACTACAATTGAACCGATATTATTTGTTGCACCAACATCAGAGTAGATAGTGTATGTACCACTTGGAAGAATGTTACCATTGGCACCAGTTCTTGCATGATAGTCAGGGATGTATAATGTATACTTCAGTCCACTGTCGTTAACATAGAAGTTCTCGAAGACCATCTTGTCTTGACCAAGAACCTCAGGGAGGAACATATCACCAATTGGATGTGATCCTGCACGAGTATTACCTACGTTATAACCAGACTGATACCATAGACCTTGTGATCCATCTAGTTTATCAGCATCAAGGCCACTTGCAGCTCCATCATTATTTCCTGACCAAATCTTAGACCAGTTACCATATACAGCATTACCACCAGTGTTACCTCTTAACCAAAGGTTATCATTATCAGTATAACCAATTTGGATAGCAGCAGAACCTGTTGCTTCTCGTCTGTAGGTCATGATACCGTGTGTGGTACCACCATCTGTTAGACCAGTTGCACTGTTGTTTCTTAATGCAGCAGAAATACCGTTTGCAGCCTGTGAAGGTGAAGGGTTAGAAGTTAGTGATGCAGTCTCGTTAAATATTCTGTTTGCAGTGTCGGCAGTACCAGATATGGATATGTTATATGTGGTATTTGCAAGACGTGCGGGGTCAAGTGTACCAGCGGTTAAGTTACCAGCATTCTGATAGAACGCACCTTCGTTACCATCTAGTCTGTCTGCGTTCAGTTTAGAACCAGCACCTTGGTCAATAGCAACCTGACCATTGTTATCAATTAAGAAACCACCTTGATCTTGGTTACCAATTGCTTGGTTAGCAACATCCTTACGGAATTTGAATACACCATAGTTACCATAAACAGTAGCAGCAGGTGTTAAGTTATCACCTTTCCTAATGTCAATTTCAATGTTACCAAATGCTCTGTTGATAGATCCCTTAACAGCAGCTAGGATTGCTCCAGAACCACCACCAAGTTCACTTGGAATTGTTACGCTAAATCCAGCAGTATATCCAGTACCAGAGTCAGTTACAGTAGCGGATGTAATTACACCACCTGCAACGATGTAAGTTGCTCTTGCAACACCATTGTCACTGATACTAACGTTACCACCTTCAAGTGGAATGTTCTGATAAGTACCGTTGGTGTAATTAGTACCACCATTAGTAATTGTAATACTATCAATGTATGTACTATCTGTTAAGGATCCACCAACAACTACACAATCTTGAGTAGTTGGTCTAATCGATTGTAGTGCATACTCCCATGATGAATCACCACGTAAGAATGTGTAAGAGTTAGAAGTACCTTTATTTGCTAATCTCTCTGGGTCAACAACACCAGCAACGATGTTAGAAGCATCAATGTTAGTTGATGTTAACTGTGTCCAGTTTGCTGCGTTAGATGCAGAAGTATTGAGTACTCTTGTGAGGTCAACGATTCTCTTACGAGAAACATTACCTGAGTTAGTTCCTGAAGAAGCAGATGTTACTGTGTACTGGTTAGCATTAACTAATGAGATAGTATAGAAACCATCATTAGATCCACCACTAGTAAAGTCTAGGTATGCTAGAGCAGCATTAGAAAGGTTATGGCCATTCTCATTGATGGTAATAGTTGTACCAGACTGAGCATAAGTACCAGTTCCTTCATTTGCAGCTGCTCCATCAAGGATGTAATCACCAGCATCAAACTTGATATTGTTAGCAATATCAATGTTAACTCTACCTTCAATCTGTGCAGCAATTGTTGCTGTCGTACCAGATGATACCTGAGGAGTTACAGTTGGCTGATTATAGTATCCAGAACCAGCGTTAGTAATAGTAACCTTAGTTACAACACCACTTGTTACGTTAGCAGTAGCAGCTGCCTGTACACCAGAACCTGAATCAGGTGCACTAATTGTTAATGCAAAGTCTCCAGAGTAGGAATCACCACCATTACTAATAACGAAGTTGTAAATTTGACCATCGTTATAAGACTGAACAGTACCACGAGCAGTAGTAGAACTACCAGTTAGGATACTACCATTAGCGAATGAATAGTTCTGATTAGGAGTAAATGCTAAGAACTGAGATTCTAAGTCATTCTCCAAGATGTAGGAGATTGCAGTACCATCAGTTGTGAATGTATGAGTACCACTACCCTGACCTGTAAGATCTATAGTCTGGTTGTTAGTTGCATTAGATGATGTTGTAGCAAGTTTAACAGTGTCAGCATCAATCTTAACAACAAAGTACTTGGTGTTAGTTGAAAGACCACCGATTGCAGTAGTACCTTCAGTGTATGTTAAACCATCACCAGTGTTAGTACCATGACCTGTTATAGTAACGGTCTCTGCAGAAGTGTTAACACCAGCAGGAGCAACACTAAATGCGGTAGCAGTTGTTTCAATTGCAATGTCACCAGCACTTGCGTCTTCAATAGCAAGTCTTTCTGCCTGTGATGTTACAGAAGTAATGTTGAATGGACGTAGAGCAGGGATCTGGTCAATGTTAATCTTACCAGAAGATGTTAACTGAACAAGAGCAGATGGAACAGCGTTTGTTGAGTATGGCTGGTTTAGATATGGTCCTAAGTTGTTTGAAATATAATCCTTAACAGATGCCTGTGTAGGTAGTAATGCATCAGATGCGAATGTTCCACCTAAGTTATCATCAGAAGAGAATCCTGTAATCGTGATGTCACCACCAACGATCTTAATGGATGATAGTTCAGAGATACTAACAGTACCAACGAAACTAATAGCACCAGTTCTGTTGTAGATAGTAACGAAATTACCAACCTTAAAGTCACCAAATTCGTTAGTACCTGATGTATAAACCTGACCGAAGGATTGCTCAGATGCTTCGTATGCAGTACCTAAACCAAATCCACCGTTCTGTGGTAGGGCAGCGTAGGTATTACCTGAACCTGAGAATTCCCAAGTGTGTGATGATGAGTTAACAACAGATGGTCTGTGGAACTTAATTGCTTTATTAACAAGACCACTTAAGTTGCCATCAGCATATCTGTAACGAGTGTTAGGACTTGCATCTAGTGTGTAGTCCATTGACCTGTTGGTCGTGATCTTAGCAACGATCTGAGTACCAGGAGCACCAGAAACAATTTCAGTCTCAAGAATGATATGTTCTACTGCTGGATCTGTAGGTGATACATCACCAATTCTTATGATATAATCTTCAGTAGGTCTGTTTGTTAATGTTGTACCACTAACCTGGATGACCTGTCTACCAGTTTCAACTCCATTTCCATCAAGATCATTAGTAATACTATCAATGACACCAATATCAAAGCTGTAGGGTTCGTTCCTAATTCCTGTTGCACGTAAAGAATACGTACCGAAGTTAGATGCTGAGTTAGTAACAGATGCATAACCACCAGACTGACATACAATACCATCTTGACAGAAGATAGCGAACACAGAAACCAACTGGGTGTAACCATCATTGGTGACGTTGTATGCAGTACCACCAAAGCAGATGATGGTGAATGCGTTTGCAACCATCGACTTACCTTGTGGGTCGAATTGTGCAACAGTATTACCCTGTGAATTAAGTTTTAGACCTGGGCGAGGTACGTTAGGTGTAGCACACTTCGCACCGTCAATGTCACAACCAGAACCACCAAGGAATGAAATCAGTGAAGAGTTCTGAATGTAAGGAGATGCCTCAATAATAGGCAAGTCTAAGAAGATATTGAGTAGTGGGAAGGTATACTTATTAGCATCCTGTTCAGCAATTAACGGATCTGGATTTGTAACAGTACCACTGTATAGCGTGGCACTAGACAATACATTGTCCAGAATACCCCAATTGGTAGTAAGTGCAGAGACTACGTTAGCACACTCAGGAGCACTCGCATCTACTGTAATAGAACCATTAGATTCTGGTGAAATATTAGAGAAGAAACCAGCTTCAAGATTATTTCTAATTGCTAGAATTGATAACTCTTTAGCATAAGCAAAGATTGCACGAGTATAATCAACTTCTTCAGTAACATGAGAAATTGCACCACTGCTGATGTATAAGTTAGCAGCTTCAACTGTCTTAGAGTTACCACCATAACGTAAGTCATACTGGAATGCTCTCAAAACATGAAGAATGTCATCAAGACATTGTTGATCTCCAGGTGAGAATGTTCTTGTTACAGCATTCAAGTTACCGTATGAACCATCTGTACCAAGTGCAGTTGTAAGTATACCAAAGAATGTATCAACTGCAGATACTACATCAGTACATGTTGGAGTAGAAGCAACTGTGTCTGTAGCGTGTGAAAGACTATCAGTAACGATTGCTTGTTCAACAATAGAGAATAGAGTATCAACTGTTGACTTAGGAGTTGTACAACCATCAACATCAACAGTAATTGTTAGATCCTTAGTCTGTTCAATGCCATGCCAACCTTTAATATTAACTGTTTCATTAGCGATTACTTGTTGAGTAACTTCACTTGCAATTTCAAATACAGCACGAGCTTGGAATTCTTCTCCATCTACGTGTGTAGTTCCTACAAAGTATCCTGCATGATCGTATACAGCATCGTTACCACCATTAACAAGGTTGTATGCAACTGCTCTTAAAACATCCGAACAGTCATCCTTACAATCTTGATTATGATTAGGGATTGTAAATCTTGGATTTGCAATTGGATCAGTTGCTCTTGGATAGCTACTAGTACCGCCACCACCATGAGTACAACTCAACTGTAATGATTCTACTGCAATTCTAACTGTAGAAGTTGCATGACTAATAGCATCAGCTGCAGCAGTCTGATATGTATGAGTTGTTGTATTAGTTGAAGGAATAGTATCCAATACCAATACATCAAATGTATTTGCGGTTACATTAAAGCAGTTAATCCACTTATCAGCAATTGGGTCTGTTGAGCGAGGATATGCAGTTGTTCCACCACCACCATGAGTACAACTAAAGCTTATAGCACCAACAGCAAACTTAACTTTATCACCAGCTTTAAATCCATGACTATTAATGGTGACAGTCATAATACCCGTTGAAGGGTTATATGCACCAGCAGTTGCAGTGTGTGTAGTAGGAGCAGTAAGATTGTTAGATCCAATGGTTAATACCAATGCACCTGAAGTGGAATTATAAGTTCCAGTAGAAGGTAAGTAATTGGTTATACTTGAAGCAGTAGATCTCTTAATACCATTAGAAACTGCACTTACAAATGTGTGTGCGTAGTTACCACCAGTAATAACTGAGTTGTTTAATGCAGACTGATAAACGTGTGCAGTATTGTTAGATGATATACCAACATCAATAGTAATTGTAGTTCCAGTTGTAGATACAATAGGAATAGCAGTTTGATATGACTTATCACGTTTCTGTGTAATTCCACCTGTTGTGGCAGATACGAATGTATGAGTGTCTGTGTTAGTTGAAGGGACACTAGATAAAACTTGAATTTCAAATGTTGATGCAGTTACATTTCTAACCTTCTGCCACTTTCCAGCAATAGGATCTGAAGATCTTGGATATGCCTTCTGTGCAGCAGGGCCTGAAGCACCACCAAATGCACAACTGAATGTAATAGAATTCTCAGCAAGTTTAACCCAATCACCGTTCCTCATTCCATGAGCAGCGGTTGTGGTAACCTTCATAATACCCGTGGTTGGGTTATATGTAGTTCCAGTAGTAGCAGTATGTGAATCAACAGATACTCTTGGATAAGAGTGCTCAGTAGAATTACCATCAGCAGCACACTTAAAGGTAATCGCACCGTTAGTTAATTGAATATTCTCTTTAACATGCTTTAGTCCACTGGCAGTTGCAGATACAAAAGTATGAGCATTATTAACTGTTAATGCTACACCACCAGTACAATCAAACTTAAATGTGTTTGCGGTAACATCCCAGATGTTTAACCACTTACCATCAGCATATTGACCTGCCTTTGGATAAGATTCATTTCCACTTCCACCATAATCACAACTCATGGTGATAGAACCAACAGCAACGTTGATCTTATCTCCTTCTTGGAAACCGTGATCATTAATAGTCACAGTCATAATACCAGTAGCATTCTCAAGAGTTGCACCCGTTACCGTATGAGAGGTAGGAGTTGCAAGGCTATGATTACCTATGGTAAGCTCCATAAGACCCGTTGCAGGGGCATATACAGCATTCGTAGGAGTGTATGTTACAGGTGGTGTAGTACCTACATTAATTTGGAATGTATCGTTAGTTACTTGAGAAATACTCTTCCAAACATTAAGTGCTGGATCTGTTGATCTAGGGTATGTGTGCTTGGAGAAGTTGTCATCCATTGAACATGTAAATGTCAATGAATCTTGTGCGACCTGTACTTTCTCACCAGCAGTAAATCCGTGACCAGGAATGGTAAGAGTTAGAATACCTGTGATTGGTTCGTAGGCAGCACCTGTTACAGTATGCTGAGTGAAACCAGTATCGTTATAAACGACTGCTCTTGTTACTGCATTAGAAGTTGCACTTGACCATGTGTGGTTACTAACATCAGTCTTTGCTTTACCAACATTGACTTTAATATTATTAGCATCTACCTTCTGTACACCAAGCCACTTATCGTAGAATGGGTCAGTAGTACGAGGATAAGACTTAATAGCAGTATCGCCATCTACATCACAAGTAAACTTGAGAGATTCTTGTGCAAACTTAACTCTATCTCCATCTAAGAATGGATGACCAGCAATGGTCAAAGTCATGAATCCAGTTAAAGGTTCGTATGAACCTCCAGTTGGAGTAAATTGATAACTTGACAATCCTACCCATGTATGTGCGGTAGTATTTGTGGAAGTTGTTCCATTCAATGCATTGATAGTAATATCATTTCCAGATACTGCATCGACAGGAACATCAGTCAAAGAAGAAATAAAACGTTCTACTGCTTCTTCTGAAATAAACTTATTATTAACGTTAATTAAATTTCCAGCATCCTGTACTAAGTTAGGTAGAGTACCATAAGTTGCTCTATCTAAAGTTATTGATTCAAAAATTTGAGGATGAGTTGTGTGTGGATGTCTGAGAATAGGTAAGTTACGAATTACCTTAGCAGCGTATCCTTTAGCATTATTAAATGCAGCAACATACTTACTCTGATTACTTGTAGTTACATCCTTAAGGAAGTAGTTAGCAGCATCATATACTCTATCATTACCACCCCACTTAAGGTTGTGGTAAAGTGATTTCTGTAAGAAGTCTTTAATGTCATCAGTACATGCTGTGTTACCAGTAGGTACAGAATAACCAGTATCAGCAACCATCTTCTCAACAGCTACCTCAGCAATCATTTCAGCATTAGCAGCAAGTAATTCTGCAGCGTCTGCCTGTTTATTATTAACTGGGAAACTATTTGGAGTTCTGTATGGTTTTCTTATATCTGCAAAAGTACCATCAGTTCCAGTAGTTGCAGTAGCAAGAGTAGTTTCTCCAAGATCTAGAACAAAAGTTCTATGATCAACAATATCAGAAATTGCCCATGTGCCATTGATAGCAGCAGTTCCACTACCAGCAATCTTAACACCAGCAGAAACACCAACATTAACCGTAACAGTTCCAGCTGCATCTACTGCCTTAATTGCTAAGGTAGCACCATATGCAGGGTCTGTTGCTCTTGGATAAGTGTGTGATGTAGCATTGTTATCTTTGGAACATGTAAAGCTTAAAGAACCATTAGCAATGGTTAATGTATTAGCAGTAGTATATGAGTGCGCTCCGATAGTTAGAACAAGATCACCTGTTACAGGATCATAAGTAGCACCTGTTACGTTCTTATTAACACTACCTTGAGTGATAGTAATAGCATTATTTGCTGTACCACCATTGTAAGTATGTGCATGGTTTTGGAAACCACGATGTAAGTTATGACCAGTATTAACTTTAACAGTTAACTTATTATATGCAGTACTCCATGAAGTAATAGGATGGGTGAATGTTTCACCTAATGCACTAAACGTAGTAGGTCCAATTACAAGAGTACTACTTCTAGTAGAAGACTTCTCATAATGAGACTTAACATATCCGTATGCTTCTTCTGTAATAAATTCTTGGTTCTTCCTAATGGATTCAGCACCATCTCTAAAACGAGCAGTCTGAGAAATCTTAGTAAATCCGTAAGGAGAGTTCCTTAATGATGCAAGAACATAGTTACTTGTAGAAATAACTGCCTGGTTACCAGTTGGATTTAAAGTAGTTTCAAATACACTAATTGATGCTCTTATAACAAACTGTAAGGAGTATCCATCAGCACGTTCAATACGATTAGTAATATACTTACGACCATTAAGATCTTCAACGTTATCTAAAATACTAACTGTAGATCCACTAGCAGTTGCAGTATTAGTTGTTGACTGGATATTTGCTGCCTTAAGAACAAAAGTAGCAGTCGTATTAGAACTATTGTACTTAGCATATCCCATACCTAAAGCAGTGTTGCCAGGTAAGGATGGAGCACCAGCTCCTAAAGAGATATTACTAATATGATATGTCTTACTTAATGCTTCAGATCCAGCTCCACTAAAGTTAAACTTAACACCACACTGTCCTAGAGAAATCCAGTTGTTGAATATTGCAGTAGTAAGTCCATTATCTACCGTACTTAATTCAACTGTAACTTCACCATTAGCAGCTAAAGACCAAGATGAGTTTACAGAACCACCGAAGTTAAAAGCACTACTTACAAAACCATAGAGCATAACTTCTTGCCCTACTTCATAATCATGGTATGAAGTACCAGCAAGGGTAAATGTAGGACCATTATATGTCTGCTGTGTAGCTAATGATGTATCAATTGTATTGATTGATAATATCTTAGTAGCATCTTCAAACCTTTGATATCCACTACCTGTAGTACTGAATGTAATGGTAGTAGGATTATCATTTCCTTGTGCATCTTTAAGTAAAGCATTTGCGGCAGATGCTGCAAATCTTACCCAATTATTATTTTCTTTGTAGATATAATAAGTAGTACCATCTGTAAGACCAGTGATTCCACCCATCTTACTTTGACGATATACTACGCCATCACCAGTTGCATATTGGTGAGTATCAATAAAGATATGATTACCTTCTGGCATAACTGCGCCAGTAGTAAACAAGTGAAGACTAGTATCTGGAGATACTGCAGTTATATCTTTTCTACCTGTAGTTGATGTAGTTGTTGTAGCGTTTATCCAAGTATCAAAAAGTTGAATGCTATTAGCAGTAACAGACCTTACATAATATAAGGTGCTATCAATAAGACCACCCAACGCAGCAGCGTTCTCATCTCTCTGATAATAAACCTGATCACCTGTCTTAAGGGTGTGACCAGTAATAGTAATAGTATCTGTGGTTATATTAACCTTAGTAGCATCTGCGGGGAACGCAACTGTTTCTCTCTCAGAGTTAACTGTATGCTGATAGATCTGGTTAGAGATGGTCTCCAATTCAGGTCTTAATGATTCAGCGTCAGCAACGTCAAATCTGTCAGATGGACTATTCTGTAAGTCTGTGACAATATTTGCTGCTACAGCATCATAGAATATTTTCTCAGCGTCCTGGAATACATCATTGACACCTGAGGTAATAAGTATCTCAACACTACCAGTAGAGTATGGAGATGCAACAGGACCAGTGAAGTTAACTGTTTGAATAGTACCTAATGTACCTGATGATCCACCTTGTACAAAGTAACCAACTTGAAGAGTTGTATTATTACCTGTATGGTTAGTAAAGGTAATCTTAAATGTGTTATCACCACGGAACTTATCGCCAGGTATTGCAGGGACTTGTCCCAATTCTGGCTCATAATACATACGTTGCTTATCGTCAAAGACGAATGCATACTTCCAAGTATGAATTACAGTACTCTGTGGGTCTGAGGAATTCTGAAGTGCGTCTCTGAATACAACACCGAACACATACGTCTCATTAGACGCTTTAATCATGTGACGATCAGCGTTCTGTGGACGCATGATTACACGACGAAGGTTGTCACCGATTAGTGAACAGTTCCTAGGAAGTGAAATTGGGTTATCTTCAAAGTATTCACCACCAGATACGATTAGTGAAACGTACTCATCACTAGGATCTGGTTGTGCTTTCTGTAAAGTGTAAGCAATCTGTGCTGCTTTCTTAACTGTTTTAACTGGTCTTGCAGCTGAACGACCATCATTTAGGTCACTACCAATAGTTGCAGACACATAAACACGACCACCAGTATCGTTTGTAGCAACTTTATAAACGAAATCTGTAGTTGCAACACGTCTTGACTGATCAGTTAGTGGTGGGGTATCAGCAGTTGGATAGAATGTTGTACCAAAAGTATCACTTGTTACGTCTGTATCTTCGTAGTTGATTAAATTAGGAGCACGAAGAGCCAGTGCAGGGTTGATAATGGTCTGGATATCTAAGTTGACAACCTGAGCAGTATCAGAAATAATAGAACGAGTGGTTCTAATCTGACCCTCAACGTCTAATTCATACTGAGGATCAGTAGTATTAACACCAACACGAATATTATTTTGAGGATTTACATTTAATGTTATTGCATCTTTCTCATTAGCATCAACACCCACAGACATTTCTATGGAGCTATCGCCTTGAATACTTAAAGAACGTACTCTCTTATATGAACATGTATTACCAGCAGTAATTACACCTAAATTTGTACTAGTAAATTGAAGATTATCGTCGTCTACCTTTGTTACAGTATACTGTCCGTCTGTTTCACCACCAGATGTGAAGTCAATATATAATTTTTCACTACCAATGAACCCGTGTGCAACGGAAAGAATGTTTACAGTACCAGTTACCGTCCTACTATAAGTAGAGTTTACCCAATTACCTGTAGGAGTAATACCAGATGCCTGTATTCTCTGCTGGTCAGAATTAATCTTAAGAGCCATTAGTTCCCTAAACCGTTATGAAACGACTGTAATATCTAAAACACCAATCCATTTAACAGTAGAATTGGTAGTCACTGATTTAACTTCAAATGTGAAAAATGGAGCCCCTCCTATTTGGAAAGCGTCTGGAGTTACATTCCAAACTTCCTGTCCAGGAGGATTATTTCTAATAATATTTTCATAAACTGCTGATGTTGTTGGAGTACCATCGTTAGCAGTGGTTACTACAATATCAAATGTTGTTGCGTAAACATATTGATTACTGGTAGTTTCCTGACCAAAAACTCTTGCCTTGATAAAAGAAACCCTATCAGCAGCCAGAGCAGGTGAGTTTGTTGTAAGAGCAGTAGTACCGTCCAATGTCAACTGTAAAGTATTATTGGCAGCATCAGTTACTCGCTTAACAAGATATTTGTCATGCGTCGCATCAGCGAAATTATCGCTGACCATATGAATTGCTGAAATGTTCTTAAGTTCAAAAGCCGTATTAACGACCTCTGTAGATCCTACAGCAAATCCTCCAATTGATGAGAAATTCTTGGTTGGCATAACGTTATATTACCTAAGGTTTATTTATACCTTGACCTTAGTAGTTGTGAATCTACCAGTGAAGGATGTTGATGATGTAGCTGCAGATGATTTTGCTAAACTAATTGTTACGTTATTACCAACAACAGAAATAGATCCATCCACAAGATCATTATCAGAGGTAATAGAGTTAGTTATGGTGGCATGTGCAATAGTTCCAGCAGCACCACATACAGTGGTAACTTCTAACATTTGAACTTTACCATCATCACTTTCAACAGTAATAAGAGTTTTACCACCCTTATATGCAGTCTTATCAAACTGAACGAAGGAAGTAGTTGCGAAAGAAGTTAATTCACCACCTTCCACTCTAGCAGAATCCAACTCCATGAATGTTGCAGTTGAATCAAATACTGTTAGATAACTTTCAGTGTTTGTTGCCCATCCTCTGTTGATCTTCCATTTAGATTCTGAAGAATTTGCATCCAAAGATATAAATGATTTACCATCAGTTCTGGTTATGAAATCTTGATCAATTACATCAAGTCTAGAATAAGGATTCTTAGTGCTTGATAAAGTAGCAACTGGGAATGTGACATCATCAGTTACTGCAGTTCCACCAAGCAAATTACCAGCAACTTTAATTACTTCATCAACTTCATAGTTGGCACCACCAGCAACAAGAGTTACAGATGTAACTCCACCACTACCATCCGTTGCAACTGTTACGGTAACTCCTGTACCTTCAAAGTTAGATGTAGTAGCGACAGCAGTGTATGTTGCTGATGATCCATAAGCATTTCCATTAGAAGTTACACTTCCAATAGTTGCAACAGTACCCTGTGTAGGAACTCTTCTAAGTCTTAAACCAGCATTTGCTCCATCAGATATCTCAAAATCTTTCTTATCTCTAAACTTAGCAATTGCATTACCACCCCTACGTATCTCGATAGGATCCTCATTTGCAGTAATTCCATCAATAATCAATTTACCTTGAATATCAAATGTCTTAGCAGTCTTAAGTGTAAACTTAGTTTGGGAGATACTTAATGAATTAACACCAGTATTAAAGAATTCAAATACGTCTTCATCAGATCCAGGAGAAGCCTCAGTTAAAACGTAGGTATCTTGGTCAACGTCACGTACACCACCAAGAGAAACAAAGTCAGTTCCGTTATAACCCTCAAACTGTAATTGAGAAGTATTGAAACGAATACCACCAACTCTACGATCTAATGCAACAGGGCGTTGGTTTGTTGTACCAGCAGGAACAACAAGAGCACCTGTAGTATCGATAAGAACATCAAATCCTCCACCTGGTTTCAATACAACACCAGAACCATCAATATCAGAGACGGTTACAGTCTTACCAGCACCACCACCAGCAGCGGTGATTGTTATTGTATCACCCACAGCATAGTTTTGACCTTTAGTTACGACTGTGACTGCGCTGAAGTCTCCACCAGCAACAGTAACGGTTACAGTACATCCAGTACCAGAGCCACTACTTGTTGTAGCAGTTCCAGTATAAGTTCCATTAGTATATCCAGTACCAGTTCCAGTAACTGTTAATTCTAAAATTTGACCAAACGATCTTGTTGAAGTTGTACTGTTATTAGCAATAACATTGTCTCTTAGACGTAAAATTCCAGCATCAAGATTACCTGAGAATAAAGCATCACCACTTTCTGTATCAATCTTAAATGTCTCTGTAGTACCATCAGTAATACTGAAGTCTACATTAGTTCCACCCTTAAATATAAAGTTTCCTTCTCCTTTAGTATCCCAAGACATTGGAACACTAATATCTGTACCATCAGTTGTGAAATTAGCAGCGTTATCAAGTTTAAGGAATGCACTTACTTGTCCAACATTAATTAAATTATTTGTAGAATCTACCTTGAAGAATGGAGCAACATTGCCGAGAGTAGCATCAACTTGAAATTTAGTAATATCAAGACCATCTGCACTAAGAGAACCAATTGCATTTCCTGCTGCACTAATACCTAACTTATCTGTATCAGCTTTATAGAATCCAGTTGTACTGGCATTCTTCATTGTTAAAGTTGGAGCAGCAGCAGTACCATCTGCTATCTTGACAGTTGCTTCATCAATAGTACTTGGTCCACCTGTAGCATTGATACCAGCATTTGCAGTTAACTGTGAACTAAAGGTTGCAGTATTAGTAACTGAAAGAGTTCCTGTAACAGAAGCATTACCACTAACAGCAATTCCAACACCTTGGAATGTTCCACTAGTCGTAATAGACCAACTTGTTGCAGTTATACCACCTTCAGGAGTATGAATTACTTGACCAGTACCACCGTCAGCTACAGAAGTTCCTAAAGTAAATTTACCGTCTTGTCCTAATTCAAGAGCTTTAACACTAGCAATAGTAGCAATACCGAATGTAAGTCCACTACCCTGTGCTACACCAACACCACCAACATTACCTAAAATTAAAGTATCCTGCTCTTCAAAGGCATAACCAGCATCTGCTAATGATAATGCAACACAGAAACCAACATTAGTAATAGTATATTGGAATCCAGATCCACCACCTCCACCAACAGTTGAATCATCTACTGAAAGAACATCACCAATTGAATAGTCCTCACCAGTAAGTGATAAAGATGTTACTGTAGCAATGCCTGTATTACTTGTAGATAATTGATATGCGAAACCAGAACCAGCTCCACCCATATCAGCCTGATCTACATAAAAAGTTTGACCAGTTGCATAGTTACCACTAGTTCCTTGGTTTGTGATCTCTGCAGAAGCAACTGCACCACTAGTAACCACAAGGTCAGCAGTCATTCCAACACCAGACTGCCCTGCAGCACCAGAAGTAAAGGTTAATACACCACCACCCTCAGACATCTGAGTTCCATGTGTTTGGCAATAATATGTGGTAGTAGGAGTTGTACCAGATACTGACTGTACAACTACTTCAGTATAAGCACCAGCAGTACCTGGAGTTCCTTCTTCTCTAGTGACTAATCCATTTACAACACCAGTTACCAATGGGTGACCAGAGTTGGATGAATCACTCATATCAAATTTATATGTATTATTATCGATAAGGGTTACACCACCCGCTTCTACACCACCCAAGGCATATCTGTTCATACCAGTTTGTGATGTATCAATAACAGCAGATGCAGCACCTTGAGTAACGTTTTCTGTCTGAGCATCAGTAAATGTTCCTGATACGCCAGATAGGTAAAGGAAATTAGCATCAACAAAAGTTATAGTACCAGTTGCGCCACTAACAGATCCAGTAGCTGTTTGTCCTACTGTAAATGTTCCAGAAACACTAGAAATTCCAAGTTTATGTCTACTAACGACAGTCATTACAAATGTAGTAGTAGGTGGGTTTCTAAATTCAACCCCATATGTATTATCAGTATATCCACTACCAGCAGCAGTAATACTTCCTGTAAATCCTGGAACAGTAAATGTTGCTGTAGCACCACTACCACCACCACCAGTCCAAGAAACGTTTGAATAGGTACCAGGAGTATATCCAGAACCAGCAGCAGTAATACTACCAGTCAATGCCTGAATGTCTGCTGTGACAACAGCACCTGCACCTGCACCACCTGCAAATGTTAACGTTGGAGCAGCTTCATACCCTGCACCTAAACTATCAACAGCAACAGCTGATATTCTACCAGTCAATTCATCTAGAGTAACTGTAAAACTAGCTGGTTGTGTATTATCACCAACAACTTCTACTGTTGGTACGTTTCTATATCCAAGTCCTTGACCTGTTAAAGTTACAGTTTCAACTGGGAAACCAACTACAACAGTACCAGCAACACCACTACCAAAAGTATCATTAGTATCATTGGTAAATGCTGCTGTAGGTACAGTTCCAGATGTATATGATCCACCATTACCAATATCTACTCTATCTACACTAAATCCAAGTTGAACTACAGTGTTTTGATCAATTCCAGCAGAATCAGTAATAGTAAGACCAACACTAGTAGAATAACCAGTACCATTATTGGTCATTGTAAATCCAGTTATAGCACCCGCTGAGTGCTGAACTGTTGCAGTAGCAGTTACACCTTGGAACAATTGTGTTCCAGATCCTACAGAAGTTAAACTGATTGCAGTTCCATTATTTGCATTAGTTAAATTAGTCGCAACCTTAATCGTATTTGCATCTACTCTAATTGCATAGTAAGTAGTTGCAGTTGTAAGTCCACCAATTGCAACTGCTTGACCATCAAGAGTAGTTGCATCATATGTCATCTGCCAACCAGTCTCAAATGTATGGTTGGATATAGTAATAGTATTAGCAGTAGTACTTACATTAGTTCCACTTGCAGTAAATGACTGTTGGGGAGGAGCATCAAAAGCAGCAGTTGGAGCAACAAATCCAGAACCACCAGCAATAACTTCTACTCCAACAACTTTACTACCATTTCCTAGAACACAAGTACCTGAACCAGTACCAGAACTAAAGGCAACAGTAGGTGCTATTGTATAATTCGTTCCTCTATTGGTTAAATTAACGGTCTTTAATGTACCAGTAGCATTAAGAGTACAAGTAGCAGTTGCTAACTGGAATGGATTAGATGTAACTTCAATTGGTTGTTGACCACCAACATATCCAGTACCAGCACCAGTTAAATTTAAAGTCCCTAACTGGTTTTTAAATACAACAAAAGATCTCTTAGAGTAGTTGGATGCTTCAGACGAACCAAAGAGAGTAGCATCTCCAAATCCACTAACGTTTAGAGTACCCTGTACAACACTACCGAAAGCAACAGATTTGTTTACATCAAAGTAAACTGCCTCTTTAACAATTGTTTCAGCGTTAACAACAAAGTCTTCGTTACCAGCAGGGTCAACAATTACCTGACCTGTAGTAGATGTTAAACTGTTACCTGCAATTCTTAAATTACCAGTCTCAATATAAGCAGGATATATGTTTGTAGTACCAGTTCCATCACTTAAAGTTATGTTTGCAGCAGACTGAGCAGTAGATGTTGCTTGGAATTGAACATTACCAGTAGTTTGATCAACTGTAAATGCACTACCAACACGGAAATCACCACCTTGGTCAGTTGATGAATAGAATACTTTACCACTATTCAGTTCTTCTACTTCGTTTGCCTGAACAGCAAGTGAGGGGTCATTGGTATAGTCAGCACCAGCACCAACATATGCAAAGTTATGAGCAGTTAATAAGAGTTTTACACCAGAACCATCTGCCTGTACACCTTTAGTACCATATACAGAAGAGGATGCAAGTGAACGTAATTCACAACCAAACTGAGAATAGTCAGCAGTTATGACTGAAGTAGCAGAATCTCCACCACTAGAACGAATATCACTAATACCACCAGAGCTATCTGTAAAGGTCGTAGTAGCGTCGTCACCGTTCGCATGAAGCAATAGTACTGTATTCAGATCAGAAGTGTACTCACCTGTTGTAGGGGTGAATGCAGCAGTGAAACGAGCAGCACCTTTACTTATTCTTACTTCATCAATATGTCCGTTAAATGCTTCAGCAGGAGTAGCAGCGTAATTTGCACCAACTCTTACTGGTTTAGTAGATCCATAATCATTAGTATCTGCACCACTTCCAATTTCTGTTCCATCAAGGAATAATTTTGTTGTACCACCATTTCTTGCAACAGCAACATGATACCAAGTACCAGTAGCTAGAGTACCACCATTAAGTGTTGATGAATTACCTACTCCATAATGAAGTGCTGTTCCATTTAAGTAGAGTTTACCTGCAGTATCTGTAGCATTAGTATCTCTTAAATCAAATAAATGCTGTGTACCTGATACACTAGCAGGTCTAATGAATGCTTCTAAACAGAAATTTGCAGTACCAAATCCAAAGTCATCAGAAGTTGGTACAGTTAAAGCATCCTCAGTACCGTCAAATAATATTGATGCTGTTCCATATTTCTTTTGTGCAGTATCAATCTGCGTGTCACCAAATCTACTTAATGATTTTACTGGCTTAGTTGTAGTGACAAATTCTCCAGTTCCCTTACCAGCAATATAAACATAAGTACCATCATTACTATCAAGTACACCACGAGCAACCGCCTTCTTGTAAGTTACGTTGTTAGCAGTGATTGTACCAGATGCTGAATCAGTAAATGTAACAACGTTAGCATCTACTTTAGTAACTTGATAGAAGTTATCTGTAGCACCACCACTGATAAAGTCTGCATAGATGTAATCATTGGTTGATAATCCATGTCCAGTTCTTGTTAAGGTAACTGTGGTTCCAGAACGAGTATATGAACCAGACTGAAAACTATCTTCTAATTGATATGCTACCTCTGTTGCACTAAATGTACCACTAGTACCACCAAGTTTTAAACGAGTTTTACCAGTACCAAACTTACCTGTTGCTCCTTGGATACCTTGTATACCAACAGAAGCAAAATAATTAAATGAATTTAACCACTCAACACGAATACCATTAGTTGCTTTAATACCAATCTGGTTTGGAGTAATAAAGGTACACTCGTTGAATAAGACAGCAGCGTGTTGTGAAGCAGCATTTACTTGAGCTCCATCTAACTTAGCACCACGACCTGCATCACCTTGTGCAAATCCATACGGATCAGAACCAGAAGTTACACTACCTTTAGTAGTTACAGTAACTCTTTCAATATATGGACTTCTATCTGAATTTAATGTTGATGTAAGAGAGAATGCATATCCGTCATCATTACCACTATCATAGAAGAAATCTTTGATAGTTAAATCTGAAACATGACAATCCCCTGAGAGAATAAATGCATCATTAGCATTAGTTACACTTGTTGGTTTAACAGATGTAGAACGTAAGTTAGTACCACGTAATGTAACACCATCCCCAACTGTCATTGGGAAGGCTTCTTGATATTCACCTGGAGCAATAACAATAGTATCCCCAGAAGTAGCTACACTGAGGGCTTTAGTAATAGTTAAAAAAGGAGTGTCTGGATGCTTACCACCAGCACCACCATTAGTGAGATTTGTATTATCACTTCCTACCGTTGCGACATACCAAGTATTTCCCTGACCATTCGTAATGTCAGTAGAAAGCATGGATGTAACCACCTCACCAGTGTTCGGCTTCTGGTTAGCAACCTCTATTATATTTCCACCGTTTCTGGCGTATAACTTTCGATCTTGTATATTAAGCGCAACTTCGCCGTCTTCTAAATTAGAAGTCGTCGGGACTGCTGCCGCTGTCGTCGATCTCTTTAGCTTGATTCTCGTTGCCATCTAAAGCATTCTCAGAAGTTTGGTCGTCGTTCATACTATTTAACTGACTTTGCAAATCGGAAATTTGAGCTTCCAGCATCACATTAGTCAGTGTCAAGTCAGAAATTTTCTTTTGTAATGTAGCAATAACAATTTGTACGTTCATGATTCATAAGTTTAGAAAGTTCCACCATCTATGGTGTTCGTCCATACAGGTACTCCAGCACCAGTTACTGTTAGTATCTGATTAGAATCAGATGCGTCAGGGCTAGTTCCAGGAGATGCTGTATTAGCAGCTGCTGTTACTTGTAATGGACTTGTGCCATTACCATAAAGGATACCATTTGTGGTAAATGTACCAACTCCAGATCCACCAAATTCAACTGCAAGGTCATTATCGAGTTCTAAATCACCGATAAGGACAGTACCACGGTTTCCAGTTACACCGAAAACAGTACCTGTGTCTGTTGCTTCTTCAATAAATGTCCAAGCACCAGCTCCATCTCCACCGCCTGTGCGGTCATAACCAAAGAAACCAAACTTGTTAGTTCCTGAATCGTTGTAGTGTACTTTAACACCACGATCCATTGCATCATCAGCACCTCTGACAGTAACTAATGTAGCACCAACAACTTGGTCAGCAGTAATTGCTGCACTTAATGTAAGTGTTTTTGTTCCTACGTTAATAGAAGCAATAGTTGTACCACCAGGAATACCAGTACCAGTGATTGCATCACCAGCCTGTAACTGTTCTACAGCATCAACCTGAACTGCAACTGTTGCATTACCTGCAAAAGTAGCAAGAGTTTTAACTGTGACAGGTGTAGTAGGATCACCCAATTCAATGGTAGGATCGTTAACACTCATTGAAGCAGAGTTAACAGTCGTTGTTGTACCATCAATTTGAAGGTCACCTTTAATTATGACCAAACCATCAGCGTCTCCACCTGCAGGATATGGGTCAATAATCAATTCTTGTATACTATTAATAGTGGAAAGTGTATTTCCATCCAACTTAAGGTTGTCTATTTCAATAGAACCAGTCTGGGATGTGCTACCAGCAATGGTTGTTTGTCCATTGAATGTTACACCGTTTTGGAACGTTGTGGTTGCATTAACTGTAAGAAGGTCAGTATTAGCAGTACCCAATGTTGTATTGTCATCGATCTTAAGATCTTTGATCCATGCAGTCGCAGCAACACCAATACCACCAGCAAAGGTTACAGATGCAGTTGATACGTTGGAAGCATCAGTTGTATCTGCATAGTTTGCAGTAACACCAGTTGCATAATTCCAATCAGCACCTTCTACTTGTAACTTATCTGAAGTTGTCTCATCATAGTATATGGAAGAATCCTTACCAGTACCAAAATGAAGCTTCATATCGTCAGCGATACGCAAGTCGGGGGTACCTGCTACACGCTTGATGTCTACAACAGCGTCAGAGTCATTGAATACAAACTCTACATCACCTGTAGTACCAAATTCTAATTCTTGTCCATCTTCAATGACAAGTTTACCTGTACCATTTGCTCTGAATATTAAGTCAGCATCTGTAGTAGAAGTAGTAATAACATTAGCATTTAAGTTAATGTCA